CGATTGAAGTGACAAGCCTTTTACACCAGCTGGACGACCACCACTTAGGGTGTAGCTATAAGCTGTAACCTCATCCAATGTTTGTTCTTTACGCTCAAGACCGTTGAAGCTGGTGAACTTCAAGAACATCTGTTTACCCACAAGATTCTCATTGTATGGATATTCAAAGATAGCCCTATCAAGACGTACAAACGGTTCACCAGCGTTATGAATCTGCGCATCATCAAAACGTCCACGCAAAACATCACTTAAAGTATAAAGCCCGGATCCGTTTAAAGTGGCCACTTGATAATTGAAATACTCGTCACCGACTTTACAAAGCGTTTGGTCGGCTTGAGCATCTCCTAAAGTGCCGCTAAAGATTTGACTCACTGTATTGAGCTCAACTTGCAAAGCTATGTCATCTACATCAATGGCCGTTACAAGTTGACCGTAACGTGCGGATCCATAAATGGTACCGATCATTTCATAAGTCGTGTTGTCAAGACTGGCCCACACGTTGCAGCCACCCCAGTTAATCCCACCTGAAACAGCAACCCATACTTGATTCTTGCCATCTGTCAAATCTAGCGGGGGTTCAAAAATAACAGGCGCATTCACATTACCTGGTTCTTCATTACCACCTTGATAGCCATTCGAAGCTTGAGAGTCATATTCAATAGCAGATCTTGAACCTATAGCTAACTCTTCAGCTGTAACAGTTAAACGCCCCTCTTCATCTTCTTCGATCCGTTTAATACGTACCGGGAATTTATCAAGGCCCAAGCCAGCTTCAGTTAAAGTAAGAATATCCATCGGCTCAAGTCGGCAGTACTTCCATCCCAAATCAAATTCATATTCATTACGCACATATAGCAATCGTTGTAAGCGAAGTTGGGCAGCATGACGAGCTATTTTGGGCTCACAGAAGTAATGGCATTCCACAGGATCTTCAGTTCGCAAGCCAAACATTTCAATGTTTGCTTGGTCCTTGGCCTCAGTAGTTTCTGTGTTGTACTGGTTGTATCGATTGATGTATTCAATCTGCACATGATTATAAGCATCAGTGTCACGGCTACGGCGCACTCGTACCGGCTCATCATCACCAATGAAGTCATCATCAGTTAAGTGATAAACCGGTGTGAGATCCGGAGTAAAAGTAACTCCATTACCAGTAATTGCAGAATCACCAAATGAACGGATCTTTAAACCGTCTGGACTTGGCACCACAGCACAATTTACAGCCTCAACAATCTCATTAATTGTTTCATAAGCTGGGCGTTGTTCTGTGAATGCAGGGCTAATTAAAAGGTTGGCCGCTCGGCAATAAGTGCGGAACTCTCCCAAATCGGCCATGTTTAGATTAGGTGCAGCTCCGTGCCTAGGATGGGTAATGAAGTCTTCAATCACATCGGCTGGATTAGCATCATCAATCGTGTCTGATAGGGTAATTGTGCTGATCACTTCAAAGTTATGATTTGAAAGACTGGCGCTATTTCCCATCTCATAATTAGCTGCTGCAACATACCCCAAATAAGGATAGTTAATTGCCTGTTCAGCATGTTTTGAAACCAACCAGCCCCAAGGTGGATTGTTATTCCCATCAAATAGTTCAAACTTAAGCTGGTCAATTGGATCTAGAACAATAGATCCTTCCTGTTTTGAAATATATTGATCTTTATCAACCCAGATTAGGCCAATCTTCTTAATTTGGTTCTCGCACAGCCCAAGCATGAGCGAAGCACTGTAACTAAATGTCGTGTTACTAGTTTTAGTACTTCCCCCTTTACCACCAGATTTAGTTACCGTGGTGTGAGGTGTTGCTAAAAAGTCACCGTACCAAAACATGTTTGCAGCTACACGAGTTTTACCATAAACAAGAGGCTGACAAAGCCCGTATGCTGACTGCTGGATTCGCATGGAGTTAATGCGAGTATCCGTTGTACTAATCGTAGTACCACCAAATAATCCACCCATTATTTCAGCCTCTTCATACGAAAAAACCCGGCAATTCGCCGGGCTAAACTTCCTTTAGTTCCATCTTGGATAATGACTCCCTGATGGAGATAACTGTGAATGACCTGTGGCCATTCGATAACAATTGCACCATGACTAACGCATTTGCCAAATTGGTATAAAACAATATCACCCGGTTGCGGAGTTCCTTCAATCGGATCACATACACCTAGAATAAGTTCTAAGTAACGTTGCCCCATCTGGTGCAAGTGCCAGTCTGGTGGATATGGCCGAGGATCCAAATGATCCATAAGACCTACTTTCTCATAGACTTCACAAATTAAGGTTCCACAATCCACACCTACACCTTTTACACGGCCTTGGTGATGGTAAGGTGTGCCGAGCCACGTCAAAGCCTCTTGAACAGCTTCTAAATTCTTCATATTCCCTCAATAAAAAACCGCCCTAAGGCGGCTTTTTAAAATTTACGGTTACTTCCAGAATATATAATCGACTTGGAACTCCTTCTTAAAGAGATATGCTCCAAATAAAATTGCAACTCCAATAAAGCCAAATAAAAGATCCTTATCAAGAATCCCTACTAGCCCTAAACAAGCTCCTAAAATTGAAAATACATAAAGTAGGATTAATGAAAACTTTTCATTCATTGCTTAATTCACTTTAAAAGGATTTCCGAAGTTTTTAAGGTACCAGCGGCCCACTTCACCAGAAGCATCATAATTTATGTGCTTCTGATCAACATAAAGTGGAATACCATTCCTATCTACATAACACTTACTTTTATCACAGAAGAAACTTTCAATCTCAATGATATTTAATTCAGGGTGCTTTACTTTTAATCGGGTCAACATTTCATTCCACTTTTTGAAGTGTTCGTCATGTTGATCTCGATCAAAACTACAGCTTATTTCTCCAAACATTTGTTTGCGTAATGGACAATTCTGGTCAATTTCTTCAACTTTTGGGATGCCCCGGATAATGTAAGGTTTGGCACCAGAATTTGTTACTAAATCAATCGCCCTACTTAAACCACTTTCCATTACCTCTTCACTAGATCTATTGCTACCATCTTTAAAGTAACTAACTTTAAAATTATCTGCATAGGATCCAGCCAGAACAACATAATTATATTTATTAGTACTTAAATGCTCCTTAATTTCATCATTTCGCTCTTTGAACTCAGGAGCGAGATTTAAAGTACCATCTTTCAATACATACCTTTCAACATCCGGCATAAAGAAAGTAGAGTTTTGAACAATTTCGTAGCCTGTTAAGTTTGCATTACCCAGAAGAACATTCACCATATTTGAATAATGGTTCGCATGGGAATCGCCTACTAGCAACGCTTCAACTTTTGAATCTTTATGACCTAAATAACATTTCTCTAAAGGTGGCAACACTTCTGGTTCTGCATACATACAATCATGACGAATAGTATGTGACTCCGAATGTATAGTCTCTTCAGTTTTAGTGACTTCTTTGCTGAATCTAGCTTTAAATCCATCTTCGACAACTACAAATCCACTGAAGCAAGCAAATGCAATTACAGGAATGAGGTAACCTTTAAATATAATTGGTGCTGAACTAGTACCCTTAAATCTATTCTGAATTGGCTTCTCAACAAACTTATAGGTTAAATATGCAAGGACGGTCATTGAAACCAGTAACAGTCCCATACTTAAGAAACTTAGTTCTCCAAATCGAATTTTATAGAACACGATTAAAGGCCAGTGCCATAAGTATAATGGATAGGAAATCTTCCCGAAAAATGACATAACGTTTAACGAAAGAATATCTTTAACAACTCCCTCCCTACCTTGTAAGCAATAAATAATTAATGCAGTACCTAAACAAGGTAAAAGAGCGTAAAACCCAGGAAATATACTTTCATCAGATAAATATAAGCTTGAGAATATAATCATTCCTAAGCCAATAAGTGCCAAGATATTAGCAGTGAAATTTTTAAAAGATGCAGGTCTAATAAAAACAATTGCAGCCCCAATCAATAGCTCAAAAGCACGTGCAGGTAGCAAGAAATAAGATATAGCTGGCGCCTTAATCGAAAGAATATGAGCGAAGGCACAGCCCAAAATTACTGTTAAAGCAATTATTAATCCTGTCCATCTTTTAAAGTAAGCTAAAAGCAACATCAAAACGGAAGGCCAGATTATATAAAACTGTTCTTCAACACCTAATGACCAAAGGTGTAAAAGCGGGATATATTCAGCATTTGATGAGAAATAGCCACCAACTTCAAGCCACATATAGAAGTTGGAAGCAAAAATAAGTGATGCTAAGACACTCTTATAAAAGGAAACCAACTCCATAGGAGCTAATAAAAAATGAGAAAAAATAAAACTTACTAGGATTACTAGAAAATAAGCAGGGGCTAAACGTAATACCCTCTTCTTGTAGAAATTCTTAAAAGCAAACTTCTTTTCTGTAATCTCTTTGCTAATAATTGATGTAATCAAAAAACCTGAGATAACAAAAAATACATCTACACCAACATATCCACCTTTAAAAATAGATATATCTAAATGATTGAAAATTACCAATAAAACCGCAATAGCGCGAAGCCCATCTATTTCCGTTCTATACTTCACAAAATAAATTCCAGTATTGTTATTTAATGTATTGAATAAATTGTATCTCAATTTACTTACAAATAAATAACAACACTAGAACCTTTTAATGGTGTTTCATT